TCCAGAATTGCTTTTCCTCAAGAGACCATGCGACGGCGCGGGCTAACGTCTTAAGCGCTTCCCAACTGTCTTTTGTCGCGGTTGATTTACCAAGCGCCACATTGCCCGCTGTCGGGCTAACCAGCATGCTAGGGGTAAACTTTTCCACTAGCACTAAGTGATCATATCGAGCCGATGCGCTTGCATCCGCGACAGCCGCCTCTGCGAAAGATCCGACAACGGCGCTAGTAAAATCAGAACCAAGTTTATCGGCTTTGATAATATCCGCGCCAGCCTTGCGTGTGTCTTTGATGTCAAAAGTAAATGTCATAGTAATACCCTTTCAAGATATACGGCGCGAAACCCAATGTTTCGCTGTCCCGATAAACAATCAATAGCATTAGATAACACGTCAGGCAATGCTTTGCCACGTCATACAATCCCATTCGGGCACCTACCCGATTGACAGATTCGTTAGGGGTACGGGAGGGGTACCCATCGGCTCTGTGCTTAGGATTCCGCTGTACGCTGTACACTACTACTTTACACGAACGATTAGAAAATTCTCGGTTTTCCAAACACCCCCCACCTCTTTTTGAAACCCCTTGCAAAAAATTTTTTGTAGTCTATTTTTACGAGTTATACGGTTTACACCTGCGAAAAATTATGGCGATGAATATAGAACCAGAGCTTGGAATACCTTTGACAGACGAGGTAAAAGGCGTTGATCTGCCTGATCGTGTTGAAGCACTAGACAATACAGTTAACAAGTTAGAGGAAGAGGGTGTAGATACTACACCTGACGCGATAGACGAGGAAGTAGCCGCCACCCTCCTAACGTCTTATGCACAAGACCCCGACACAACCTCAAAACAAGTTACTCACAAACGTGCCGCCACGCTAACTCCACCATCCATTAAGCTAGCCAATGCGATCATTAAGGAGTTCAACCACTCTGTAGTGGAATCGTCTATGCAGCTACGCCATTTGGTAACTAATAAGCTAATAATTGAGTCCGACAGTCCCGATGCCAAGACCCGTATGCGCGCACTGGAGCTTCTAGGTAAGATATCAGATGTAGGATTGTTCACAGAGAAGTCAGAAGTCACCATAACTCATCAGACAACAGACGATATCAAAGAAAAACTCCGTGCAAAACTAGCGAAGATTGTAAACCCTGAAGAAGAAATAGAAGATGCTACGGTTATAGATGACTCTCCGTTGGATGTTGACTCTATTTTGGGTGAGTTCGACGATGACTGAGGTACAAACCTTTGAGGATGTGGATGTAGACCACCTACTTAATAACCTAGACTCATTTTCTGACGAAGAGATCCTTGAAATTGACCGTATGGTCGATGAATTACACAACCGTAAGGCGAACAAAGTAGCGTATGATGACCTTATAGAGTTTTGTAAGCGTATGATGCCTGACTTTATAGTTGGTAAACACCACCGCATACTAGCTAATATGCTCATGGGTATTGAAAGGGGGGATAAAGACCGTATTTGCGTCAACATTCCACCCCGTCATGGCAAATCTCAGCTTGTTTCTATCTTCTTCCCCGCTTGGTTTCTTGGTCGTAACCCCGGCAAGAAGGTTATGATGGTGTCCCACACCACAGATTTGGCGGTAGACTTCGGACGGAAGGTCAGAAACCTTATATCTACGGATGATTACCGTGCGATCTTCTCTACAGTGCGCCTTGCGCAAGATAGTAAGTCGGCTGGGCGGTGGAACACCAACGTAGGAGGCGAATATTATGCGTGCGGTATTGGGTCTGCCCTTGCTGGGCGGGGTGCTGACCTCCTCTTGGTTGATGATCCCCACTCTGAACAAGATGTTATCAACGGGAACTTTGAAGTCTTTGAAAAAGCCTACGAGTGGTTCACCTTCGGTGCGCGAACACGTCTAATGCCCGGTGGGCGGGTAGCAATTATCCAAACGCGGTGGCATATGGACGACCTTACAGGCCGTGTAACGCGTGATATGACAAATAATAAGCTGTCAGACCAGTATGAGGTGGTAGAGTTTCCCGCTATACTAGAAATACAGAGTAAAAAGACCGCAGAAGTTGTACACAAGCCTCTGTGGCCTGAGTTTTTTGATTTGCAGGCGTTAGAACGCACAAAAGCGTCTATGCCCGTGTTCCAATGGAACGCACAATACCAACAACAACCCACCGCAGAAGAAGCAGCGATTGTAAAACGCGAGTGGTGGCAGGAATGGACGGGTGAGAACCCTCCTTCGTGCGAATATATCATAATGTCGCTCGATGCAGCCGCCGAAAAACACAATCGAGCAGACTACACGGCACTCACCACGTGGGGTGTGTTTATGAATGAAGAAGAGAACGCCTATCACATAATACTACTTAATAGTATAAAGGAACGCTTAGAGTTTCCTGAGCTTAAACAACTGGCAATGGACGAGTACAGGGACTGGGAGCCAGATTCATTTATCGTAGAGAAGAAAAGCTCTGGTGCCGCCCTCTATCAGGAGATGCGGCGCACTGGATTACCTGTTTCCGAGTATACTCCGCATAGAGGCTCGGGCGATAAAATGGCTAGATTAAATTCTGTGGCTGACATAATAGCTTCTGGTATGGTATGGATACCTCAGACCCGCTGGGCTGAAGAAGTCGTAGAGGAGATCGCAGGGTTTCCTTTTATGAGTCATGATGATCTTGTTGACTCGACTGTTATGGCATTGATGCGGTTTAGACAGGGCGGCTTTATACGTTTGCCCACCGATGAACCAGAAGAACCACGGTACTGGAGACGGCGTAGCGGTGGATTTTATTGAGAGGGCTTACAATGGCTGTTGAAAAAGGACTATACTCTGCCCCGCTAGGGATGGATGAAGACATTACCGATATGGAAGAGATGGAGATCCCTGATCTGGAGATTGAAATTCTTGACCCCGAGGCTGTAACCCTATCCGATGGGGGTATGGAGATAACCATAATTCCCGGCACGGAAGGGGATTTTACTGAGTTTGGTGGTAACCTAGCGGAAACTATGGATGACCGTGATCTAGCCTCTCTGGCAGATGACCTCATGGGTCAAGTACAGTCTGACATAGATAGCCGCAAGGATTGGGCGGATACGTTTGTTAAGGGTTTAGACGTGCTGGGCTTCAAGTATGAGGAACGCACAGACCCGTGGGAAGGCGCATGTGGTGTGTTCTCTACCGTGCTTGCCGAGGCCGCGATACGGTTCCAAGCAGAAACAATGTCTGAAACGTTTCCCGCAGCAGGACCAGTAAAGACAAAAATTCTTGGGGAAGAAACCAAGGAGAAGGAAGAAGCCGCTGCACGGGTTAAGGCAGATATGAACTATGAGCTTACCGAGCGCATGGTAGAGTACCGCCCCGAGCACGAACGCATGTTATATAGCCTTGGATTGGCTGGATCAGCGTTTAAAAAGGTGTATTTTGACCCAAATCTAGGCCGTCAAGCGGCTGTGTATATCTCCGCAGAAGATGTAATTGTGCCTTACGGCGCGTCAAATATTGAGTCTGCAGAACGTGTTACGCACATTATGCGTAAGACAAAGAACGATTTGAAGAAGTTACAGGCTGGCGGATTTTACAAGGATATTGATCTTGGAGAACCTGAAGCGTTTCACACTGACATAGAAGAGAAGAAGGCGGAAGATGGGGGGTATTCACTAACCAACGATGACCGCTACGCTATCTATGAGATCCACGCTGACCTTTTGATCGAGGGTATAGACGATGACGACGGGATTGCTCGACCCTATGTCGTCACGATTGAGCGTGGTAGTGGCGAGGTGCTGGCGGTCCGTAGGAATTACGAGGAGGGTGACCCCTTAACCCTCAAGCGTCAGCACTTCGTCCATTACGTATACGTGCCGGGGTTTGGGTTCTACGGGCTTGGCCTCATACACATCATTGGTGGTTACGCCAAAGCAGGAACTTCCTTGATACGACAGCTTGTTGACGCGGGCACCCTATCGAATCTCCCCGGTGGGTTGAAGTCGCGTGGGTTGCGTATCAAGGGAGACGATACACCGATAGAACCGGGTGAGTTTAAGGATGTTGACGTGCCGTCAGGTAGCATCCGTGACAACATCATGCCTCTCCCGTACAAGGAACCTAGCCAGACCCTTCTCGCCCTCTTGAACCAGATTACAACAGAAGGACGTAGGCTAGGCGCTATTAGTGACATGAATATCTCGGACATGTCGGCTAACGCCCCCGTTGGGACCACACTGGCGTTGCTAGAGCGTACTCTGAAGCCTATGGCTGCGGTACAGGCGCGTGTACACTACACTATGAAGCAGGAGTTTAAGCTCCTCAAGGCTATCATGGCCGAGTATGCGCCCGCAGAGTACACGTACGTGCCCGTGAGAGGCGAAGTGTCCGCCAAGCAGGCTGACTACATGATGGTCGATGTGATCCCTGTGAGCGATCCTAACAACTCTACGATGGCACAGCGCGTGGTACAGTACCAAACTGTGCTGCAGATGTCTGAGAAGGCACCGCAGATATATGACCTGCCGCAGTTACATCGCCAGATGATTGAGGTGTTGGGGGTCAAGAACGCGGATAAGCTAGTACCTACGAAGGATGACGCGAAGCCTACAGACCCTATCAGCGAGAACATGGATGCGTTGATCGGCAAGCCAGTAAAGGCGTTTATCTATCAAGACCACCAAGCGCATATCACTACTCACACATCGTTTATGCAAGACCCGATGATAGCACAGATGATCGGGCAGAATCCGCAGGCAAAACAGATTATGGCGTCTTTGCAGGCCCATATTGCCGAACATCTTGGGTTCCAGTATCGCCAGCAGATAGAAGAGAAGCTAGGCGCACCACTACCCGCTCCAAACGAGGAGCTGCCAGAAGATATGGAAGTACAACTGTCACGTCTGGTTGCGGACGCGGGCAAGCAGCTTACCCAAGCACATCAGCAGCAAGCAGCGCAGCAGAAGGCTCAACAGCAGCAGCAAGACCCAATCATACAGATGAAGCAGGCGGAACTGCAGGTCAAACAGCAAGAACAGCAGCGTAAAGCTCAGAAAGACCAGTCAGACGCTCAACTACGTCAAGAGCAGCTAAACCTCCAGAAGGCCAAAGATGCTTCATCCGCTATGTTAGACGCAGAGCGTGTGAAGAT